AACGAATTGCAACAATCTGAAATACTACAGATGTTACAATCCCTACCAAAAGGTGTAGGACCCGGTGCAATGGGTACTCCGCCAATGGCAGGTCCAGCCGGAGGTGGTATGCCTCCTCCACCAGTTCCATCTGCTCCCCCTCCTCCAATGGGCGGTGGTGCAGGTCCACAACCCATGTAAAGGAAAGAATTATGGACTTATTTAGACCAAAAGGAGCCGGTCAGCCACGTAGACCGCTTGATGACAACCAGAAGAATGGTCAAATCATTAACACCCCACGTTATTCACGTTTCGGTGGATTAGATTCAGCTAAGAAAACTGCTGAGAATAATCAAATGAAGATTGTTCCTCCCGGTGACGGCAAAAAAGTTATTTAATTAAATAAGGGGGTAGTATGTCGTTAGAGAATATGAGTTTTGATGAACGAGATTCATTGGCTGAACTGTCTAAGAAATTAGCAGATAATCCAAAAACTCGTAAAGCATTTTTACGTTTAACCAAAGAAATCAATCCAGATTTACCAATTCCTGAAATTGAAATCGAAGAGAATACCAATTCCGCCATCCTCAAGATGCAAGCTGAAAATGATTCTTTACGTAACAAGTTTAGGGAAAGAGAAGCCTTAGATGATTTAGAAAAGCGTAGAAATAATTTAATGAAAAAAGGTTTAGCAAAGTCTGACGAAGATGTTGCAGCGATTGAGAAAGTCATGCTTGAAGAAGGTATTACCAATCACGAAGCAGCAGCACGTCACTGGGCATGGATGCAACAAGCAGCAGCACCGACTCCATCTCAGTTTCATACAAATGTTGCGAAGAATCAAGGATGGGATTTAAGTCGTTTTTCTAAAAACCCAATTGGTACAGCAAGGGACGTTGCACACGAAGCATTAGCAGAACTCAGGAAGAATAGACCGATAGGGTTCTGATGTAGTATACGGGGGTGGTAGCTGCGATGACATCAAGGCATTTTGTTGAATTTTTATAGGAGAGCATTATGGCTATAGGTGGCGGTATTTTACCTGCGGCTGGTACCTCGCAATATACGGAATTAACTTACGTTACAAGACGTGCTTTTATTCCTAAGTTGGTAGTCCAGCTATATAACAGCACTCCCCTGATGGCAGCTTTGATTGCAAATAGTCAACAAGCCACCGGTGGTGTGTCCCAAGTAACAGTACCCGTTCAGGGTTCACAGTTTGTAAACGCACAGTGGTCTGATTATTCTGGTTCTTTTAACCAGCCGTCAGTACAACAAGGTGCTTACAATGCTGAATTTAATTTAAAATTAATGATTGCACCTGTACCGTTCCTCGGTATGGAAGGTGCTGTACAGCAAGACCATGCAATTATCCCTCTCATTGAAGCACGTATGAATGATGCGACTAACGTGATGATGGATGCAATGGCAACTGCCTTGTACAACAACACAACCAATACACAACAATTTATTGGTTTACCTGCTGCGGTGGATGATGGTACTGGTACAGCAACGTACGGTAACATTAACCGTAACACATATACTTGGTGGAAATCCAAGCAATATGCTGCTGGTAACGTCAACCCAACACGTCAAAACGTACTCCAGTATATTTCTGGTACAGTCAAGAACGGTGCTGAAGTGCCGACTTTTGGTGTATGCGGATTCGGTACTTGGACACTCTTAGCACAAGACTACGTTGGTCAAGAGCAATATGTCATCACTCCGGGTAACGGTTTTGATGGCGACTCAAATGGACCTCAAGCCGCTTTCCGAGCATTGATGGTTGCTGGTGTTCCAATCTATCCAGACCCATATTGCCCAGAAGGTACAATGTACTTCTTAAACTCAAATTACCTCAGTCTGTATATCCATGACCAAGGTTCATTTGTGTTTACAGGCTTTGAGTCTACTTTGCCTAACTGGCAAATTGGTTATGTAGGTGCAGTTTTAATGATTGCCGAATTGGTAAGCACTAAACCTAAGTCTATGACCAAAGTGACCGGTTATAACTCACTCAACATCTAAGGAGATATAACATGGCATTAAGTTTACAAAAAATCATATTAGCCGGTGCTGGTAGTAATACCCCCGGTGCATATTTTCAAACCCAAACGGTTGCTGTTGGTGGTTCTACTACAGCTTTAGTACCTGCTGGACTTTATGTTTTAATCCCGTCAACAAATATCAACGTACAAGCAACAGCAGATAATGGTTCTACATGGACTACATTTATTGCTGCTAACGTAGGTGGTACATTGTTCTCTGACGGTGTAAACATTAGGTTTAACAATGGTTCTACTGCTGCGAACGTCACCTTGTTAACTGTGAACGGTGGACAAGCTGCCTCTGGCACTTACAACACTTAAGGAGCCACTATGTCTAGTGCTGATTCAGTCTCACAAAATACCCAAGATAGTTTTAGTAACTATCGTTTAGGTAAGGTTTCAGCTACCCAGTTAAATACTGCTGGTAATGCTGTAATCACAATTCCGATTCTGAGTGGCGGTTTGACAAACAGTGGTAGCACAACAACTTCCGGTGCGGTTATTGTACGTAGAGTTACTGTACAAAACCCATCGGGGTCTATTGCTTCTGCTAACGTATCTATTGGGTACTCTTCTGGTGGTGCTAACTTGATTACTGCAAACACAGTTTTATCAAGCGTATCTGCTGGTGGTACATTCCAAGATATTACTCCTACCGCAACTTTAGTAAGTGGTAACGTAACACAATGTCTATACGTTAATGTCAATACTGCGTCTGGTAACAACAACACAGTCGACATTTGTGTATGGGGTGATGTGGTGTCGTTTTAATGACAACATATTATGTAACAAACAATTCGGATACCGTTCTGACAGATAGTTGGGACGGTAAGCCGTTTGTCTTTGAACCGAGTAAAACCATTGAGGTACCGGAAGAAATAGTCGTACACGTTTTTGGTTATCATACACAAGATAAGTCACCATTCCTTGCACGTTTTGGATGGGCTAAAACTTTGAATGATATACCAGAAGGATTAAAAAAATTGGAGCAATTCGTTATTAGTAACGAGCCTCCAAAAGTAAAGAACCATCTAATACCCCCGGTGGTGGAAAGAGTACCTTTGCCTGCCTCAAAACAGGTAAAGGGAAAAGTCCTTAACGCTGCATAAATATGGATAGAATATGGCACAAGCTACATTGCAAAGTTATGTCACAGAATGTCAACGGCTTCTGCACGATGCCAATGCTGTTTTTTATTCTGTACAGGAATTAACAGACTATATTAATGCAGCAAGAGAACGTACTGTTCGAGATACGGGGTGTACTAGAACACTGCAGATAACACAAACACCTGCAAACCCTTCAGGACTTACATCAAGTAATGCTCCTATTGCATGGGTAGGTGGTGCTACTGCAACAACAGGCACGTTGGTTTTTTACAACATTTATACTTATACTGTAGTATCAGGAGGTACATTTGCATCTACTCCTCCACCATATCCGGGGAATACAGGGTCAGCACAAAATGTTTATCCACCATCCGGAACATTTACGAATGGTACAGTAACATTACAATATGCTGGTCCTGTAGAAGTTATCCCTTTTGCAGCACTACCACAAGGTATTAATACGCTAGATATTATTAATATCAATATTTTTTGGGGTAATACACGTTATCCTTTGCTCTATAAACCTTGGACACAATTCAATGCTGAGTTGCGTTACTGGCAAAACTATGTAGGACAACCAGTCTGTTTCTCTGTATATGGACAACAACAGATTTATTTATCTCCTATACCTGACCAGATATATACATTAGAAGTAGATACAGTATTGTTACCAACTCCATTAACCAACTTGTCTGACGTTGATACACAGATTAATGACCCGTATACATCTCCTGTTGCTTACTATGCTGCGTATAAAGCTAAGTTTAAAGAACAGAGTTATGGTGAGTCTGAGATATTTAAACAACAATACGACAAACACGTACAAGCTGCCCTAGCATCGACATTCACTAGAAGGATGCCAAACCCTTATTTACCGGTGCTATAACATGGCACAAAGTCCTGAACAGAAAAAATCGTATCAGGTTATCAAGCAGTTTACGACAGTAAACACCAAAGCTAACCGTACTGCAATTGATGAATCAGAGTTTTCATGGCTAGAAAATGCTATGCCAATTGGATACTCTAATTTAAAAATTACGGGTCAACGTACTAATGTCACCAATAGTGGTGGTAATGCTGTTGTTTTTTCAGCAAATGTTACGTATTTTAATTCTGTCAATATTGGATTAAAAGATTATTTAGTTGCTTTTAAAGATGATGGTTCTGCACAAGCATTTGATATACAAGCAAAAACATTAGTCACCATTGCTAATGCTGGTAGATTTTCCGGTAGCGGTATATCTATTAGTCAATGGAAAAACCAAGATATGCTTATCATTGACCCGAATAAAGGGTACTTTGTATGGAATGGAACTAATACTATCTTTGTGGGCAGCGTAGGACAAATAGCATTAATCAGTGGTGGTAGTGCTTATACTGCAGCACCAAGTGTTTTAATCTCTCCTCCTAATGATTCGAACGGTATACAAGCAACAGCAGTAGCAACCATTAGCAATAATAAAGTTTCATCTATTACATTGACGGAAGCTGGTTCTGGATATACACAAGCACCAACGGTTAACTTTTATGGTGGTGGCGGTAGTGGAGCCAGTGCGGTAGCAAGTATTGTTACTTTTGCAACAGGTACAGTATCCATTGCAGTCACCAATCCCGGTGATAGTTATACCTCTGCACCAACAGTCAGTATTACCGGTGGTGGTGGTACAGGTGCAAGTGCAACGGCTGTCATTAGTGGTAATGCAATACAGACCATTGTGATGACTAATCCGGGTACTGGATATACCAATAGTGCTAATTTAGTAGTTAACTTATCAGGAGGCGGAGGAGCCAATGCAACTATTGCGGCTACTATTAATAATACACCTAATGTGGATGTCGCTTCTTTTAGCGGTAGAGTTTGGATTGCGGCAGGAAGGCAAGTTTTTTACTCTGCAGCAGGAACGTATAACGATTTTACGAGTGTATCTGCAGGAAACATTTTATTAACAGACTCTACATTACATGGAGTTTTATATAAATTATTAGCAGCAAATAACTTTTTGTATTTGTTTGGTGATGATTCAATTAACGTATTTTCTGACGTGAGGGTGCAAACCAATGGTACTACTTTATTCACTAATACTAACGTATCTGCCTCTGTTGGTTCTAAACGAGCCAATGCTATATTCCCTTATTTCCGGTCTGTTTTATTATTAAACGACTACGGTATTTATGCTTTGGTGGGTTCTACAACATCAAAGATTTCAGACCCATTAGACGGAGTATTTCCTAACATCGACTTTGCTAATCCAGTCTATGCTGGACAAGTATTGGTCAATAATATTTTGTGTGCTGCTTTTAACTTTAGATATTATGATGCAGTCTTTTCTAAGTCGTATAGATACATACAAGCTGTATTTTTTGAAAAAAAATGGTTTTTTACAAGCCAAGGTGACAATTTAAAGTACATTACGTCTACACCGGTTAGCGGAACAATTAATTTATACGGTATTGAAAGTAATACTTTATATCAGTTATATTCGGATAAAACGAGTAATGTGTCGAGTATTATTCAAACAGCACTCATGCCGATGAATGACCCTATTCGAGATAAACAAGCACTCAAATTTGGGGTTGAAGTTACGACAGCAAATAGTACAATATTCAGTGTGACGGTGGATTCTCAGGCTGGTTCTAGTCCGCTATATACATTACAGAATAATGTGCTTTGGTATAACAATCTTGGTGTTGATTTAGATTGGATAAATAATAGTAGTCAGGTAATATATTGGTTATACACAAGCGGATATTATTTATATAAAACAGATGCACAACAGTGGGGTAAATACTTAGGGTTAACACTAACATCTAATTCTGCAGCTTTTGTTGTGAATACCTTTGAATTTGAACATGAATTAAGAGCGAGGTTCTAACATGGCAGTTCCATATACATTTGCAACAGCAACATCATCTATACCTTTGAGTCAATTAGACTCAAATTTTGCTACTGCTATTACACTTGGTAATACAGCAGTTTATTTAGGTAATACGACTACCAGTATTGGTAACTTAACACTAACAAATACAACTATTTCTAGTGTAGCGGTTACTTTTCCTAACAGTTATTTAGCAAACTCTAGTATAACGCTAGGAACAACGAATATTAGTTTAGGTGGAACTGCTACAACATTAGCAAACTTAACATTAAGTAATGTCACTATTTCTGGTGGTACTAGCACAGCAACACAGAATTTAGCAAACGTCACAGGTACTTTAGCGGTAGCAAATGGTGGCACAGGATTAACAACATTAACAGCAGGATATATTCCTTATGGTAATGGTACAAGTGCGTTTAGTTCTAGTTCTAGTTTATATTTTAGTGGTTCTGCGTTAGGTATTGGAACGTCAAGTCCTGCAAATACACTTCATGTTTTAAGTACTGCTGGAACAAATACTTATTTTCAATCAAGTGCAACGGCTGTATATTTAAAATTTGGAAATAGTCTTGCTACCGATGGATTTATTGGGTATGAATCTACTGGTGGTAATCAGATGACTTTTTATACTGCCAATACTGAAAAGATGCGTCTTGATTCATCAGGCAATCTAGGACTTGGA